GCTGGATTAAGGTACAACTCTTCAGGAGGTATTGACTTTGGTGCAGATGTATCAGGAGATACAGATAAGACTAGTGATGTATATGATGTAGGAGCAAACATAGGTATTACTAAAAGGAACATATCTGCTAATACTATTGCTAAGGCACGATTTGATAGAGATAAAAAAGACTACGAAATACGGTCAGCAGCTAGTTATAATCCTCAGGTTAAAGGAGGCCAGCTAGGATTAACAGCATCTTTAGATAATATGTTTAATACTGATGGTGTTAAAAGAAATAGTGTTAATGCAGGCGCTAACTATATATCTAATAATGGTATTTCAGCTAGAGGTGGGTATAACAGATCTTCATCACCAGACATTACATCAAGAAACGCTAGTATAGGAGGTTCTTATACTTATAATAAGCCAAAGTTTGGAGCATCTGCTTCAGTAGATAAAATATTCTCTGCTAATGCACCAGCAGGATCAAGCAAACCTGTGAACAGTAAATCAACAGCAGGATCAGGAAGCTTTAATGCTAACCTATATAAAGGATTAAACATAAGAGGTAATGCTGGATTTAACGCTAATAATAACGGTAAAAACATTAACTCATTTCTTGGCGCAGGAGTAGGATATAACCATGTAAAAAGAGACGGTACAAGACCTACTTGGGGAGCTAACATATCTGGTGGCATTAACTCATCATATGTTAAGAGGTCTGATGGTACATATGCTAAGACGGCATCACCTAATTTATCAGGTAGCGTATATAGAAATGTAGGTAAAAATACAAACGTAACGTTAGGAAAGTCATTTAACAAGGTAGATAAAGAAAATAATAGAGGTATTACATTAGGTGTAACCAGCAGATTTTAAAAATATGGACTCAAAAAAAGGTATCATACTATATAAAGAAGGGGGTAAAGTCCCAAGAGACGCATGCTATAAAAAGTACGCTGCTAAAATGCCTAACTCTGCTCGTAGAAGTCAGTTAATGTCTAAATGTAGAAAGGCTAAGGGCATATCTAAAAAGTCTAAAAAGGGGTCTGACCTTAGAAGATGGGAAGGAGAGAAGTGGAAGGATAAGATTTCTGGAAAGGATTGTGGGTCCGGAGGAAGTACTGAGTACTGTAGACCGACTAAAAAAGTAAGCAAGGATACTCCTAAGCAGGTAAGCGGTAGCAAACTAAAAAGTAAGATATCTGAGAAGAAACGTACAGGCATGAGTAAAAGAATATCAAATGCTAAAACAGGAGGAATACTCTACAAGTCATGATGAGATCAACAAAAGGAGTTATACTTTATAAGAAGGGAGGTAAGTCTCCTAAAGAGAGTATGAAGTGTGGGGAGACTAAGAGATCTACACGTAAACATAAAAAGATAATGAAGCTATACTGCTCAGACGGCAAGAAAAGCTTAATACACGCAGGCGATAAGAGGTACGTTAATAATGTAGACTCAAAAAGAAAGGCATTTAAAGCAAGGCATAAATGTTCTACTGCTAAATCTGGTACAGCTAGGCACCTGGCTTGTACAGAGCTTTGGAAAAAAGGGGGTCTTCTTATAAAGAAATAAAGTTATGGGGTTATTATACAAAAAACATCACGTAAAAAGGTATCAAGAAGGAGGTAAGTTTATTACTCCACTAAACTCTAGTGAGGAAAAGGATTTTAAAGTTTGGTATGATAAAACGGCCAAGTTTAAGAACTTAAATCCTGATCCAGATGCTGATGATCAAAAATATGATTATAGAGGGTATTGGAAAAATGAGAATAGTTCTGAAATATTAAAAGAAAAGAGCAGCGCTCATTTTACAGACAAATACAAGCAACCAGGTCACCCTACATTTAGCAACGAGAGCCAGTACAGCAATAAAAATACTCAAGGAGGTTCTTGGTCACAAGATAATAATAAAACATGGTATTTTACTCATAGCCCTTATACATCTAAATACGCTGAAAAGACTTACGATTATTTAAAAGGAACAGGAGAGTTTTCTATACTAGGTAATGATACTCTAAGATAGTATATTAAATTAATAATTAAATAGTAATGATAAACAACGAGCATAAAGTAATATCCATAGACGGGGGAGGAATAAAAGGAATAGTAGCTATTAAAGTATTAATGGCTATAGAGGAGGAAATGCAAGAGCTTCTAACTAATAATGTATCTTTAGTAGCTGGGACAAGCACAGGATCTATTATAGCAGCATCGGTTGCTAAGGGAGTTCCAATGGGAGAGCTGTTAGACAAGTATATAGCATTTGGAGAGGATGTATTTAAAGACTCTTTTTCAAGAAAGCTAAGTAATTTATTTGGATTAAGAGGATCAAAATACAGAAAAGAGGACTTATCAAATCTCATATATAAAGAGCTTGGAACTAAAGGTATGGGTGATCTACACAATGATTTACTTATACCTTCTTATAATTTGACTAAAGCTAGACCAGAAATATTTACATCTAACAGTCGTATAGATGTAGGGTCTGCAGTTATTGCATCATCATCTGCGCCTACATACTTTAAGCCTATGATTATAAACGGCTCAGAGTACATAGACGGAGGTATTGTAGCTAATAACCCTTCTATGCTAGCATACACAGAAATTAAATCTAAGTATAACAGTATAGCTTCAGATATATCAATACTATCTATAGGATGTGGATCATCTCCTAAAAGCTACATCAACACTAGTAATTGGCCTACATATAAATGGATAAGGCCTCTATTAGACGTAGCAGTAAACTCAGACATGTCTATAGTACATAATCAGCTGGTTAAAATTTATAGGTCTGTAAAAGCGTCTGAAAACTATATCAGGATAAATGAAAATATAACAAAGTCCATGAATAGTAGTATGGATGACGCATCTTCTTGTAATATAAAAAACTTAATAGAGTTCGGTGATTACGTTGTAGCTAAAAATGCAAAGCGTATAAAGGAAGCAGCATCAATGATGTCTAAAAAGTAGTTAAAAGGAGGTCGTCACAGATCTCCTTTTTTATTATACTTCTTTTGCTTACTTTAATTGTGTAATAGGGAAGGTCCCTACACAATACGAAAAATATGAGAGATACAAGAATATTCTTTAAGCTAGGAGAATTAGTCCAGCTTAAGCAAGATATACCCAACAAGCCCATTATGATGGTAGGTAAAATACCTAAGTCAAGAAGAGTAATGGAAGATGCGCCTAGCGTACTAATAGGTGTTATATGTTTCTGGTTCACAGAAGACAAGACATACCAAGAAAGGCTATTCAGCACAAAAGATCTTCAGAAGGTAAAACCACAAAAGTAACAGATATGCTAAAGTTTACTGTTCTTAATGAGCAAGTTCTATTAGACCCTAATATCATTATGATAGATGAGTTTAAGTCCTTGTACGACTACGGCGAAAAGATTGAAGCTACAATGGGATCAAGATTCTTATTGTATGTATTCTATTGCTGTGATCTAACACCGTCTAATCCTATGAAGGATATTGACTATAGAGTTAAGGAAGCTCAAGCTATGTCTAGAGCATTTAGAAATGTTAAGAAATCATTCCCTGCTAAAGAAAGAGTTATGGTTGACGCTGCTATTGATGCGTATAACTTCTTTAACGAGACTTCTGCAGAGCGTGCTATATTAGCTATGGATAAAAAGATAGACGAGGCAAGGACTGTACTTGAAGAGACGGACATAGAGATAATAAAGAATATAAAAGCAACAGATGGTACGATAAGCTACGCATCTAATGAAACTATACTAGGTAACTTATCTAAGAGGATAGGAGACCTTATGACGCTAAAGATTCAAATATCTAACTCTGCTAAGAAGCTAGAGAACTCAGGTAGGGTTCGTGGTGGTAAAGGATCATCTCTTATTGAAAGAGGTAACCATATTAGAAGAGGAGGTAAAAAGAAGAAGATAGACAAGAAAGAAGTTAGGTAATGAACGACTATGACCAGCCAGAAATAGATGCTAAGAATGAGTACGACCCATTCGATCTTCCATTCCTTAAAAAGGATGATAGAGGTAGAATATGGAACGGCGAGTTTGATGTAACAGAATCTCCAAAGAGACTATTAGGCGTTCCTACAGGCGAAGAAGAAATAAAAATAATCGATTATTTAGTACATAGACCGCTACCTAAAGAATTACTTAAGTGGCAGGTTACACCTAACTATCACCCAGATAGTCTGGATATGGATGTATGGTATGAAGATATACTTGAGTTTAGTTACGACGGTGTGTGGGTTGACGGTGAATACTTTAACCCTTTCTTTGTATACTGGATGAATGTATTTGTATTTCCTGTGCCTATAATAGGTAGTGATGGAAAGCCAACTACAGATTTTGAAACATCCTTTGCTGCTTACTGTAATATAGATAGATACTTTTTTGATTACTGCTGGAAGGCAGAACTTACAAGACAGGACATCGCTATAATGGGAGGTAGGGGAGTTGGTAAATCATATATGATTAATTGCATAATCGATAGAGAGTTTAGGCTATTTGAAAAGTCATGGTCTTTAATATCATCGACTAATGAAGAAACTACATCAGAGGCATGGTCTAAAATAGAGCAAGGAATAGAAGCTATAGAAAAGCAGCACCCTGCACTAAAATATAAGTTAATTACAGATTCTCACATTAAGAAATTATCAGGAGAAAACATAGAGTTACCAGATGGTACTTCAGAAATGTCAGGACATTTATCTCTAATAGAAAAGATTACATACGGTAAGAACGGAGGTAAGACTCGGGGTAAGCGTCCTACTAAACAACTTATAGAAGAGTTTGCGGCATTCCCTCCATCACATCAAAAAGGTAGTTTGGGTGCTTGTATCGGAGAGTCTAGAGGTTCTTGGTATGTAGGATCATCTCTAAAGAAATGTACAGTAATGTATAGTGGTACTGGTGGTACTGTAGAGAATGATGAAGCTGAAGGTATATTTACAGAGCCTGAGGTTAACGAGATACTTGCTACAAATGATTGGGGTGAAACTACAGGATTCTTTTGTCCTACGCACGTAAAGTATGCAGGTACTTGGGAAGAGACTGGATGCCCTGATATAGCACTAGCAACATCACTAGTAAATATTAGACGGGAGAAAGCTAAAGCTAATCCTAGTTCTTATCTAACACTTCTTCAGGAATTCCCTATGACGGTTAGAGAGGTATTTACTAAGAAAGGAACTAACTTATTTAATCAAGATAAAATAGCTACTCAACGTATAAACATTATACAAGGAGGAGATAATACACCTAAGCCAGGTAATGGATTCCTTAATTGGAAGAAGTCTCCTACAGGTAAGATAATAGGTATAGAATGGGATGCAACTCCTCACGGAGATATTTCAATACTAGAACACCCGCACTGGTTATCTGATGTAGCTCAAGATAATGAAAGATCTCCAATAGAAGGGCTTTACGTCGGAGGATGTGATAGTATTGACCAAGGTACTGGAGATTCATCTTATGCTACTGATAACAAGAAAGGATCTGAATTAGCAATACTTATAAAGAAGCGTGTACTAGATGGTGGTTATTTTAGAACTACATCTAATTTGTATGTGGCTAAGTATAATAAAAGATCTGTTAACGTTAGAGATGACTGGGATAACGCACTAAAGCTATCTTACTACTTTAACGCACATGTAAATATTGAATATACTAAGATTGGTATTGTCTCGCACTTTAGAGATAATAAAATGTACCATATGCTAAAGAAGAGACCTACGATTAACTTAACATCGGGGGATCCAAGCAAGAACACACACTTAATTGGTACTACAGCAGGAGGTACAATTATTGACCATCAAGATATGAAAGTAGCGTCTTACATAGATAGCTTTTATGATCAAATATGGTTTATGGAAATGCTAGACCAACTACAAAACTATAATAGAGATGACCGTACAAAGTTTGATATGGTAATAGCTATGGGGCTCTGTGAACTTGCTGATGAAGATCTTATGGGTAAAGTAGCAGGTATACCAGCTCCTAAAGAATCTAGTGGTTTACAGACATTTGGTTACTATACAGATCCTAACACAGGATATAAAAAGTATGGAGTTATACCAGGTAAATCAAATAGACAAGATGAGATGTCTCAAATACTGCAATCAGAGGCAGATAAGTTTAATAAGCATGGAGGCGTTCAGTGGATTGATATGACCGATCCAAGTAACCCTGTAGTAAATTACTAATCTACTTTTATTCTCGCCACTTAATTCCTATTATTACTCATACAAAATAAGTAAATATGGAAAAGTTGAGCATTACTCCGAGCAATATGAATATTGTTGCGGAGATTCATAAATTGCCTACTATGGAAGATGGTGTGTATTTAGGGGAGTCCTCTAAAGGAACTAAAACTTCAGTAGAATATTATTACGCTAAAGCAATCAATCTAGGACCTGATGCTAATAGTACAGAGCAGTGCCCTGAGCTAAAGTTAGGAGATGGTATTATATTCCAACAATTTGCTGGATACCACGTAACAACAGACGATGGTTTCTGTAAGATAGTAAGAGGTAGCGAAATAGTAGCAGTAACAAGTAATTTAGATGATATGAATGTTGACACGGTAAAACCTACAAGAGATAGAATTTTAGTAAAGATAATTGACCAGGATGTAATCCAAGACGGTATATACGACCCTTCTTCAGCTGATCCAAGAGAGGCAGATGTACAAAGAGGAGAAGTAATAGCTTGTGCTGATGGTGCTGATAAGTATAAAGTTGGTACTATTTTAGCTTTTGATCCGTATTGCGGTAATATGATTTTAAACGAGGGTAAGACAAAGTTAAAGACTATTAACAGTTTTGATGTTTTATTCTCTCTAGAGAAATAATAGATGAGTGGTTTTGTAAAAAGTTATAATAACATAGAGGACGTACATACCACAGAGGAGGAGAAGAGTACCTTTTCCTACATGAGGCAAGCCACTGACCACTTTATCACAGCGCTTGTAGATGAGAAGCCTCGTATTAAGACGGCTAGGAATCTGTATGACGGAGTAAGAGATGGACAGGAGTTTAAGTACCTAGAGGAGACTTTTGGTATTGAAACCCCTATGAGTATAAAAATGACTCCATTAATAAAAACTAGAATCGATGTATTACTAGGATTATTACTGGATGAAGTATTTACATTCAAGATGTCAGTTAATGACAATGCTACTCTTACAAAAATAGAAAAGAGTAAATTAGCAGAAAAAGCAAGGCGTGTTTTAGAAGGGTATGATACTCAACTAAAAAAGAACGCCGATAGAGCAGATAATGGAGACGATCCTAAAGCTGATGTAGTTACTGATGAGTATATAAACTCAGTGACTTCTATGGTGGATGAGGAGTTTATCTCTAATTTTGAGATCGCTGCACAGAGCCTGGTAAAGTTTTTTAAGCAGGACAGGACTATCGATCTAAAGCAAAAAGTAAAGCAGTATTTCTTAGACTTACTTTTAACAGGAGAGGCTTATTACAGAGTAAGAATAAATAAAGAAGGAGCAGATCCAGTATTTGAGGTATGTAAGCCTGAAAATATATTCTTTAGTAAGAACACCAATCACCAGTTTATGTCTTCTGGGCACAAGCCGTATGTTTATGCAGTAGTGTATAGGAAATATATGAACAGGAGTGAGATACTATCTAGGTGGGGTAATAAGATGAACCACGATGCTAAAGATAAAGTATTTGGAGAGATTTCTAAGAGTGGAAGACAGATAACAGATCCTAGACACCTAGGTCACATTTATAATAAAGACGGAAATAACTCTTCATATAACCAACACAATAATGATAGCTTAGATTCTATTCCTGTATATGAGGTAGAGTTTTTGGTAAATAATGAGATTAAGTTAGAAGAAGAAGTTAAAGAATCATTTAGAACAACTGAAGCAATAAAATCTAGTAAATACTTTGTAGACTCTTACGGTAAGAACCCAGGAAGTGGTTCAGCTGGAGATAAAGGATACAGGTTAGATAGATACCAGTCAGTTAGAATTGGTGATGATATATACCTAGAAATGGGTAAATCTAGATGGACACCTAGAAGTATGGGAGATCCAGCTTCTACAGTACTATCTTTTAACGGTGGTGCGTATAATGACAGAAATGGAGTACCATACTCTACAGCATTAGCACTTAAAGGACTTCAAGATTCTTACGACATTGTTACATTTTTCAGGGATAACTTGATTGCTAACTCTGGTGTAGATGGATCTAGAGTAAACTTAGCTGCTATTCCTAAAGTCCTAGGAGAGGATTATATGGAGCGAGTATTAAAGTTTGTATCTTTACGTAAACAAGGTATAGAGTTATATGATCCTACAGAAGACGGAGCTCACTTATTTAGTGGGTATGGAGACTTTAAAGGATCTCTTAACGGTAATGTTGTAAATGATCTTAACTTAGTACTAGAGTCAATAGAGAAGCAAGCAGATACAACTAGTGGTATAAATAGACACATGTATGCAGCTGCTGAAGCTAGAGATGCTGTAACTAATGTTAGAGTAGGTCAACAACAAGTATCGTTAATTACTAAGGATTTATTTGAAGTATTAGGAACAGTAAGATCTTATATGATCTCTGACCTTATTAATGCAGGTAAGATAACATACAAAAAAGGTAAGCGAGGTTCATACGTTGTAGGACACAAGCAAGTAATATTTGATGTTCAACCAGAAAACTTTTGCTACACTGACTTTAATATACACGTTATAAGAGACGGAGAAGATGCAGCTAAAGTACAGAAGGTAAGAGATCTTGTACCTGAACTAATTGGTATGGGAGCACTAAGCCCTGATGTTATAATTAAACTAACTCTTTGCGATTCGCCTACTGAGATGGTTAGAATTATAAACAACAGTATGGCTAAGACTAAAGAAGAGAACGATCAAGTAGGACAACTTAGTCAGCAAGTCGAGCAATTAACTGGACAACTTAAAGAGGGAGAAAAAGCAGCAGAAGAGTCTAATAGACAGATAAAATCGTTGACTGCCCTAGATAAAGAGAACAAGAAGAGAGAGCTAGACATAAAAGAGTACGACGCTAAAGAGAAGTACAAACTAGGATATAAAAAGCTTAGTATAGAAGAAATGGAAGCTATGGCAGACATAAAGAAAGATAAACAAATAGTACAACTAGAAAGAGAGCAGATATACGCAGAGTCGTCTACTGGATCTTCTAGGGAAGTAAGAAACGAGTTCTAATGGCAGATAATAGAAAGAGATACAAGATTAAATTAGATGAGAAGACATTGGTAACAGTGTTAGAGCACCACCTGTACAAACCCAGATGGATTAAATACTTTGGCTCTATTGAGGGCGTGGAGGAATTCATTAAAGAAAGCGATAAAGATGAACATTAGAGAAGTAGAATCAATAGCTACATCAGGAGCATTATTAGATACATCACTTAGAGTTGATGGTAATGTAGAGAATGTAACATTAGCTTGGGATAGCGAAGAGAGCATGCTAGGTGTGCTAGATCATAATATTAATTATTCCCACCTTCCGTGTAAGTTATACGGAGAGGCTGTAAAGAAAACATTCCTAACCTATAACGGTAAAGACCCTAAAACAGGGAAAGTACTAGAAACGGTTGTTATGGAGTCAAGTGATACATCTGATGTTGATCAATCTGCAGGATTTAATAACTCAAACGAGTGGTACTATAAGCCATCTGAGTTTACGTTTCCTACTGAGATTCTTAGTCTTACTAATCCAGCTGATTATAATAACCAGCCATACGATTACAGAGAAGGGTTTACAGTAGTTAAACAGTTTCTTACTGCAAACGCTAACTTATCTCCGGGTAACCCAGCGTACACAGCATTCTACAGAGCTCCTACAGTTAATACATTTGTACCACCTAATACATCAAACAATAAAATATATGTAGATGGTTGGTATACGTCATACGTTTGTGTGGTAAGAGTGTGGGAAGAA